TCCAGATGTTCTCGCTCGATCCGAGTTCCTCGCCGACCTTGTGCGCGAGGAAGGTCACGGTCGGCTCGTCCTCGCTTCCGAGGGAAAGCCCCTCGATCCATGCGATCAGGTCGACAGCCTCCGTCTCGACCTCGAGGTCATCGCGCTCGAGCCTGATCCAGATGTCGCCTTGCGTTCGATTGTCCTCTCTCATTGTGATGCCTCCTTGTACTGATTCAGTTCCATCTCGAAGTCCTCCTCTATCCACGCCTTCATCATGTGGGCCTTCTCGAACCACACGCTGTCGAGATAATCCGTTTCATCGCCTGTCAGACGGGACTCGATGATCGACCGCAGTTCAAGTTCGATCAGCAGCGCCTTCTGTAGAAACGTCTCGCGCTTGCGCACCAGCGTCTGCCATCGCTTCTTTCCGATTCGTCTCATGGCTTCTTGTTCCTCCATTGCTCGGCACAGTTATGCGCGTCCGAGTAGAGACACGCGCTTGCAGTCTCGATGGAAAGGAGCGCACCGACGATCCCGTCGATCGCGTTCTGCCTCTCCTCTGCATCGTTGCCTTGACGCAGTTGGCTGCGGAAGAACCTGATCGCAGAACGCGACTCGCGGATCCTCTTGATGAGGCGATCCATCTCCTTCAGCGAACCCGGCTTGTAGCTGGTCACGCTTCACCTCCGAATCCGGGCGCATCGACGTGATCCTCTCCCGTCCAGATGCGAACCTTGCCCCCGTACTTCACCACCCGATCGTTTGCCTCTTCCCGGGTGAGCTGGCTGACCACGAACCACGGGCCGAACCACGTGAAGTTGCGCGGCCCTTCTCCGCCCTTGCCAGCCATCAGGTTGGCGGCGATCTGCCTCAGCTCCTCCATCATTTCGTCGTCGGTCATGTGTGTCTCCTTCTGCCGGATCCGTTCCGGCGGTCACTTGCACTCTGCCATCATCTCAGCGATCTCCGACCAGCAGATGACCGGAGAGGTCAACGGCACGTTGTCCGCAGTGCGATTGCCGATCGCGTGGATCGCGATGGCCTTCGCCTGAGAAGCGGTCGGCTTGCCGGGAAGCTTCAGCAGCCGCTCCAGCATCCGGTTGTAGATCGCCTCCTCGTTCTGAAGCCACAGCGACACGTTCCAAGTCTGATGATTCTTCCAGCCGTTCATGTAAGTCTCCTTCTGAGGCATCTTGCCTCTGTGATCAATCTAGCGACGAATGTTGAGCTGTCCAGCGAGTCTCTTCGTATTCTGCGAAATCTCCTCGGAATCTAGTTCGGGAGATGGCCGAGGCGCTGGAGGTTCTTGATCTCGTTCTGACAGATCGACACGATGTCCTCCTCTCGCATCGCCGTGCAGAACGAATACGAGCCAGCTCCCCGCAGCCCGTGGATCGCGGCCCAAACCTCGAGGAAGCGATCGCCCATGAGTCTGGATCGACGCGTCCAGAACGACACCCAGACCAACGTGCCGTCCTCGAGAGTCCTCTCGAACTTCGGGAGGGACGTATCGCTGAGGTCGTTGACCTCCTCGATGACCTCTCCTCCTCCCCAGCCACGGAGCAAGTCGGTGACTGCCCGAGCCTGTTCGTAGGTGGAGAATCGCTTCGCCATCTTCCGGTCTGAGGTGCTTTCGGTCACCCACACGGACGGGAGAGGAGAGAGGATGCCTTCGGTGTGGACGCGAGAGGCGACAAGATAGGTTCCCCGTGCCGGGTCGAGATTGATGATGTACTTGCTCATGCGTGTCTCCTTCTGAGGCTCCTGCCTCAATGCTTGCCGATCCACTGAGCGATCGCGTCCTTCTCCTCGTCCGAGTACGCGTATGCCTCGATCGGCTTCGTCTGCCAGCTGTTAGCTAGGAAGCGATCGACGACTGCGCCGAGATGGGACTCGCTATCGAGGTTGTCCATCGTCGTCTGGAACCATGGCGAGTAGTAATGAGCTGCCTCCTTCAGCAGCGCGATCCTTCGCACCATCGCGACCTCTGCTGCGGCAACATGGATCGCCTTGAGCGGAAGTCCCGTGAGCATCGAGATCGCGGTCAGGACACCTTCGTTGTCTCCGCGCCAGCGCATCACGTTGCTGGTCGAGGCAAGGTCGGTGATCATGCGCGCCCACATTTCTCGAGCGGCAGCCTTGAGGTCGGAGGGATCGAAGGTGCTGGTGGTGGTTTCGTTCGTGTTCATGTGTGTCTCCTTCTGCCGGATCCGTTCCGGCGGTTCAAAGTCGCTTGTAGGACGCGGTGAGAATGAGCATCGTCTCACGAGCCGATGCGTAGTCACGATGAATCTTCGGCTCCTTCGAGCCATCGCAGAGGTGGCCGTGTTCGTCGAGAGGAAGTCCCGCGACTTTGCTCCAGACAATCCATCCTCCACATGGCTGCTGTTCCATCTCCGCGAACCGATTCGAGTACGTCTTCATGTCTGTCTCGCTTTCTGAGGCTCCTGCCTCGTTACTTCGCCTGACGGGACTGAGCGTTCTGATTCATCATCCGAGCCTCGTAGGCATCCCACGATGCGGCGATTGCCTTTGAAGTCTCCTCGTCGTATGCCTCCTCTGCCGCGAGTGCCTTGGCAACCTCAGCGTCTGCGGCCTTGCAACGAGCGAGTGCCTTCTCCAGCCGAGCGCGATTCGCAGGAGTGTTCCGAGCCTCGAGCGCATACTCAGCGGCTCGATATGCAGCATCAGCTGCGTCAGCCTTCCGCTCTGCCTTCTCGACCTGATGAGCCAAGAAGAGCTGGCGGTTCATGTGCTTCAGTCCGTTGGTCATGTGAGTCTTGAGATCCATGTGTGTCTCCTTCTGAGATTTCCTATCTCTGCCCACAGAATAACGTCGCCGGATACGCTGTCCAGCGATCTTGAGGGAATCCACGATATTTCTTCGAGATTTCTGTTATCGGGACATTCTAGGTGGCAAACCGCCTAGAATCGCTTGTACGGCCTTGGGGCCTCTGGAGGCCTGTAGACACCCCCCCTATGCGCCGAACGCCCCAGACAGGCTGCTAGCGGCCTTTCCAGCCTCTCGGTAGAAGTCCCTTGCCCCTATCGGGCGCAACTTCCTCCCGCTGCCCTCCTCGTAGAAACCTCCTCCGAAGGGATCGAGGCCAGCCACGACCCGATCCGTAAGGAGGTCGGATACGGCGAGGATCCAGACTCGAGGCCACTTCGAGAAGTCCTGCGGAGGACTTCCCCAGCCTATCGACCGCAAAAACGAGACCGCCTCTCCGATCGCGGTCGAGTCCGCAGTCTCGATCTCCCTCCTGCGCTCAGACCAATCGGCATCGACGATACGAGCAGACTCGCTCGACTCGAACGCACGACGATTCGCTTCCGCGATCCTCCTCTCCGCAGCGCGAGAGGACTCGAGACTATCTCGCAGTTGAATCACGTGCGCGAAGAACCGGGACGGTATGAACTTCGCCCTCGGCCCACCGAACTGGATCGCGTAGTCGTCGAGCGCATTGAACGCGACCTCCTTCTGCTCCGCTGCGATGCGAGGAAGCGCGATGCGCCACAAGTCCTCGTCCCAATCGCCTCGGAAGAACGACCGCGCCTTGATCGCAAAGTCTGCCAGTTCAGATGGTTCCATTCTTCTCTCTCTTCGGCGTCCTGCCGTAGCTCCTCTTCGAGTCCTCGTCTACAGAGATGGAGAGAGGAGAGAGGAGTGGTTGAAGTGGGGGGTCATTAGGGGGGAGAAACACGAACCTGTCCAGTGGGAAAAATGTCAGATTCTGCAAAAACGTTGGCCGGGTTTCCCCGGCCAGCGTCGTCATAGGTTTGAACCGCGATTCGCAAAGACGAGTCTCGCGGCGCGATGCACGATGTCGAATCGCAGTCGCTGGTCGTTCAACTCCCACGCCAGCTCATGCCGCCTGACTGTCCGAACCGACACGCGCAGTGCTTCCGCGATGAGGGACTTGCGAGGAGTCAGGTGACCGGGCATTAGGTCGAGGCAGATGCCCGTCTCGAGTACCGGACGAATCTCCTCCGGTATCTGAACGTCGCGCCTGATGATCCGTGCGACCTCGATCGCCTCCGCGATCTCGATGGGACGAAATATCCTCGGATCCTCCGTTGCGATCCGCAGCTGTGTCCTGATCGACACGCTGCCGGGGATCTCGCAGGAGCTCACTTGGCGTCTCCGATCAGCTCGACGATCTCGAGTCCTCCGTTCTTCCGAGTCCTGACACGAACCACCGTGTCGACCCTGAACGCCTGTTGCGCCTCGAGGACGCTTGCGATCCTCTCGTCCAGCACGGCGATCGGGAGAGGCTCACCATCCTGATCCACCCGCCAGACTCGCTTGCCCTTCACGTCGACCACGCCGATCTGGGACTGATGCGAAATCACCATCGTGTCCGTCTTCGCGTCCTTCTGACCGGGAGGAACCGGAGACATGAGCTGCTCGAGATCCTCTCGACGCTCCTCTCTCGTCATCTCCTTCATCTGCTTCGGTTCGGACTTGGCGGGAGCGGCGTGGAAGTCCTCGACTGAGAGAGACTTCGCGTTCGGGATGCTGTCGATCTCCGTCTCGTCCAGAACCGCCAGCCCACAGATGCTCAGAGTTGCTCGACGCTTGGCCTTCGTCTCGGCCTTCATGTGGGCGTTCGCCAGCGCCTCGCCCTTCAAGGAACCCAGCGCAACCGATCCGGTCGAGATGTCCTCCCTTCCTGTGCGATCCCTGACCGCCACCGTGACCGTCACGATGTCGCCCTGCACCTCTCGCTCCATCCGAGTCACGCTCACGCCGTGGATGGCTCGAAGTTGCTCGGTGCATGACTTCTTCGCGTACAGCTGGACCTTTCCATTCAAACTCAAGTACTCGAATGGCTGGGTCAAGGGATTCAGTCCGAGCGAGTCGCAGACAGCCCGGTACAGAGCGATGCGCTGGGTCGGGTCGAGCCGACCGATGTCGCCAGCGGCGATGTAGCTCTCGAGTGCGCGGGTTCCCGCCTGTGCGAGTGTGAGTTCGCTCATTCCTCACCTCCCTCGATGAACAGAGGCGAGAAGGCCATGACCGCAAAGAATGCGATCGTTCCGATGAGATAGCATGTCACGTGTAAGTCTCCTTCAGCGAACTCCGTGTCCGCTTCAAGACACTATATAGGCAAACTGAGCAGGGTGACTACAGCAAATGTCGAACTCTCTCAAAAAACTTGGGGCTCGTCGGGTTCGCGTGTTCGTAGGCGAAGTCCTGCACTCCGCGACCTTCGTGCAGATCGAAGGCAGAGAGGCCACTTGCTGCGCCTCGATTTCCGAGATCAGCTGGAGGACTCTCGACCTGTACACGCTGGCGTTTGACCTGTGCGAGGACGACGAGCTGAGGTTCCTGATAGGTCAGGCTCGGATGGCGATTCAGGGAGAACTGATCAGGCGATCAGAGAGTCAAGGATGTTCTCGGTTCCCGCGTAGTCGGCAGGGAGGCTGAGTCCCTTGCCGTACATATCGAACAGCCTGTCGAATCCACGGGCGAACTCGCCCATCGAGCCAGCGTCGGCATCGTTCGTGAACTGATACCGAGCATTGTCGTCGACGCTCCAATCGGTCGAGCCAGCAAGAATCGCAATCGCCGGGCCTCCGGGAGCTATCGGCATCATCTCCGCGATGATGATTTCATCGACGTACGCTTCCGCGACTGCGACCGCGACAGTCGTCTCGACGACGAGATAAATCTCGCTCGGGATCACTCTCGGCGACCGAACGGTGTTCGTGTACAGGACGAAGGAAGTCGTCGTCGCGGAGATCGTCTGCTCGAGTTTGAAGTCGTTGGCGGTTCCGATGATCGTTCCTCCAGAGTCCTGAACGCTGATTCGGAACGTGCCTGTCGCTCCAGCCGCCTTCTTGATCGCGACTCCGAGCACGTACGGACGATCAGGGGTGAGTCTCCCCAACGTGCCATCGAAGTCAGCCAATCTCTGCCTGATCTTGAAAGTGCTTCCGGTCACAGCCAGCTTCATCGACTTCGTTCCGCGATACACGTTCGCCGCAGTCGTCTCGGTCAGGAACTCCGTGCCGGCTGTACCGCTTGAAACCGTGAAGCGATCTGGGAGGTTGCTCGTCTGATCCTCGAGGTCTGAGTTGTGCAAGATGTTCTGTCCGGGAATGCCGTTGTCGACGGAAGCGCATGCGGTCGAGATGCGCATGAGCGTCCCGCTCCCTCCGGGGAATCGGTAGTCGAGTCCCTGATACGCTGGCTGTCCACGCGCCTCGAACACCTCTGAGCCTCTCGAGATAGCTCCAGATACGCCGTCCTCGACGCAGCGAACCTCGAGGATCTCAGTCCTGATGTTCGGGAAGTCCGCTGTCGAGCCAAGCAGCACGTGCGGAGCATCGAAGAGATACACGAACTTGCCGTTGCCGTTGTTCGACGCTCCGGTCGCAAGCGCTCCCTTCGTGATCGTCGTTCCGTCGATCGTCTTCGTGTCGGCATCCATCTGGCGGATCAGCCAGACGAGCGCCTCGCGGATGTCCTTCCTGACCATCGTGTTCGTCGCACCTGACGCGATGGCCTCCGTGAAGCACATCTCGAGGATCGTACGCTCGGCTGCGGCGCGCACGTCGTTCAGGATGTTCCCAGCCTCTGCGATCCTCGGCTCGATGTTCCCGGACAGCACGTCGATCATCCACGCGTCTGTCGACGAGTACTCTGCCTGAACATTCGCCAGCAGCGCCTTCAGGTTTACCTGATGAGCACGAACCTGATCCATCATGTAGATCAGTGCGCCGAGTCGCGTGAAGAGTCCGCCCGTTCCGGTGTAGGTCAGTGCCATCGTTATTCCTTTCCGCGTGTATCGGAGAACGGAAGTGCCGCGTTGAGCGCGGCGCGTCTAGCGGCGCATCCTCCGCAAGACCCTCCCGCGACCCTTTCCGCCACGGCCGCGACACCCGTCGCCTTCGCAATCGCGTGGACGACATCTCCAGCTCCTCTCATCCTGCCGAGATACTTCGGACAGGTTGCGCAACGCTGTGCGTCCGTCGGCCCGTACAGCTCGGGATGAGAACACTCGAGCGGGTTGAGCTCCCACCTACACGATCTGGATTGAGAAGGATCCGAACTTGTCATATGAGTCGATCGTCGGAAGGCATCCGTTGGTTTCCACTCCGTCGCAAGCGCACACGAAACCCGCGCCTGTCTGACATACGTGCGTATCACCGTCGAGAGAAGCGCAGCCACTCGCGGCATAGTTCGCTGATGTCGAAGGTGGATCGCATGGTAGTAGGCCGCATCGGAGAGGAGGAGAGATATCTGTGCATCCGGGAGGAGGCTCTGGTGACCCGACGATCGTTGATCCAGTACTGGTCGCAAGTCGATCGAACGTCCAGTTGCAGTCTGAGAACCACTGTGACGTAATGCATCCCTCGGGAGGGAGGACAGTCGCATAACAGGTACAGGCACCTGAGGCCGTGCTTGGGAATGAAACACCAGCCTCATTCCAAATCGTCTGATTCCTCGTATATGAGCCCGGCCCACCGATACCGAACGACACGTACTTCGGGTCGTTTGGAAAGTTGCATCCACAACTGTTGCAAACTCCTTTCCACTCGCCCCACACGAATGATGGAGATGGGCCTGATGACCCAGACGCATTGATCAGTTGCTCCTGATACAGATAGGTCGATCCGCAGGGGTTGCAGTTGACGGAGGTGAAGAAGTTCCGCCACCGAGCGCGACTGTAGAAAGTCCAACTGCTCGGACCAAGATGCGTATAGATGAGATTACCGCCGAACGAAGGAGCTACAGCGGCCTTCTGGTACGTCTGCGATCCGGTCAGCGTGATGATGTTCTCGTAGGTCGTCTGCAATCCGGCCGCAGAAGTTCCTGACCTCCGGTACGTCAGCCCGACGTTGTAGATCAACTTGAACTTCTGAACCGTCGAGCAGCTCCAGATATCGAAGCACGTCGATGGCGGTTGGACTTGGCAGCAGCAGCCGACGCTGGCGGCATCGACGGTCATACCTCTTCACCATGCAGCTGAATGCAGATGGCATTCGCGGTATCCGAACGAGCGACGATCCTATCTCCTGCATTCAGGTATCGGATCGAGTCGTCGAGCAAGGTCGCGTTGCCTCGCAACGGGTTGTCGTAGTAGATAGCGTTCGATGCCGACGCACTTTCTCCGGGCGCAAGCATGTGGATGCGGAACGTAGCGGTCGTTGTGCCGACGTTGCATACAGACATCGAGACGACCCGGATATTCGAGCCGTTCGGAACCTCGTACACGGTGACTGCGGAAGTCCGAGCCAGCACGGATACGATTCGCCTCTGGCTGCGGTTCCTCGTCAGTACGTTGAGCTGGTTCGGTAGTGCGGACATCAGCAGGTGAACTCATATCCGTTGGGGATGGAGAATACGTAGTCTGTCCCGCTTGCGACGCACAGGACAACCGTTTCGTTCTTGATCGCCTTGCGGACAGGCGTCGTGGTCAACGTCGATGGATAGATCGTCCCGACACCGATCTGACGGCTTGCGGATACATCGAGCGGATTCTCGCATCCGTTCAATGCCTGAAACGAGCCAGTGCCATCAGCGATGTAGGTTCCCTGATTCACGTTGTCGATTGCGACCCCGGTCAGCGTGTATATCCATCTCGAGGATGTTCCGATCTGAGCTGAAGTGCTGATCCTCCCCAGCCTGACCGCTGCTGGTGCGCTGCACTCCCTGAAGTAGAGTTTGCCGTCGGCAGCGACGTGACCGAGGATCGGGACGATCGAGTTGACCGCTGAAACCGGAGCAACGATCGGTGCTACGAATCCGTTCGAGTTCACTCCTCCAGAGACAGTCGTATACGAAGTCGGAGGGATCGCATTCGCAGACACCTCGACGAAGCTCCCGACCCTGCTCGATCCACTTCCCTGATGAGCGGTGATCTTCGCAAGTATGACCCGACCGAGGATTTGATTGAATGGCCTACCCGGATCGGCAGAGATAGTCTCGATGCGATCAAACGCCTCGTTCAGGTGGAAGAACGTGAGTTTGCCAACCTGACCTGATGTGAACCGAGGAAGGGTCATGCGTCAGTCCGAAAGGATCCAATGCTGAAGCGTGATCGAAGCGACGTTCGCCTTCGCGGTCGGAGCGTTCGTTCCGAGGCGACAGATCGCAGCCTCACCGGACTTCAACTTCAGGAACGGAACGAATCCCGCTCCGGTTCCAGTTCCGATCTCGACGTAGTTAGTCGGGCCGACGTTTCTGAAGTACGCGTAGCCAGCCGATGTCACGCTTCCCATCGGCAGCGCGGCGGCTGACGTAGTAACGGTTGCCGCGCCGCCGATCGCGGTGGATCCGCTAAGGTCGACAGACAACGTGCCGGGGTTCTCCGTGTGATTCAGATTGCCCTTGAGGGTCGCGATCTTCAGATTCAGGGTGATCTCGTTTGCCATCAGAAGTTCTCGCTGAGCGTGTTGAAGTCATACAACTGAGGGAACGGCTGGACGAGATCGACGTTGCCCGCACGATACACGCCCTGAGTATCCGCCACCGTATCTACCTGACCCAGCTGATTCCGTCGTGCGCTCTGAATCATGTGGTAGTTCTCGTCCTGACGGAACTTGTGCGTGATCTGGTATTTCTCGAGGCCGATTCGAGTCATCGTCGCACCCGTGTACAGGACTTGTCCGATCGGCGCTCCCTGAAAGGTCGTGGAGTTGCGTCGACCTCGAGCCGCACGGATCGTCAGACTTCGAGCAGAGATGGTCGCGGCGGCGACGGTTTCCGTGATCGTGAGATCGCTCATGCGAACCAGAATGGACAGAGGAACCCCCGCCTTGTCTATGGGGTTCCCTCCGCAGTCAGTTCCAGTAGGCGTTCCGTTCGTGGGAATGGTCACGCCGCTTCGCCATTGATCCCTGAACTCGGCTGCGTAGTCAATCGTGATCTGAACGTACCCTTCCTCCTGCGGGAGCTTCTCGCCCGGTTCGCTGTTCTCGTAGGTGAAGTCGACTTCCCACACGCCGCGAGTGTCCGGGAGATTCTTGATCGAGTATCCCGTGCAGTAGATGACCTTCTCGTCTGGGAACAGTTCGCCGATCTCAGGTAGAGACGATCCGAAGTTGTCTCGCACCGACTTGGGAGAGGTGAGAGGAGATGCGTCGTCCCAGATGCGGAACTTGCGGCTGGCAGTCACCCTTCCTCCGCTCTCGGTGAAGGATCTCGTCTCCTGAAGTTCGACATACTCGACAGCCATCAGACGAATCCTCCGGTCGTTGCGTTCGCCAGCAGCCCTTCCATCGCCCTCACCATGCGCTCGTCGTTCGACCTCTTGTCGCTGTCTGGATACGCGTCAAACGTGAACGTGCCGAGAACGGTGCTGACACCTTGGATGCCAGCAGCCTGAGACGACACGCGTTCCTCCTCCATTCGAGCGACCTCCTCCATTGCCTTCTTCCGCTCGTCGATCGCGTCCTTCTCCCTCTTCTCCCGATCCTTCTGCTGATCGCGCTCGGCCTTGTCGATGTCGTCGAGATAGTCCATCCACTCCTTCGTGATGTCGTCTATCTCTCTCTGCCTCTCGTCTGCCTTCTGCTGCTTGCTGCTCTCCCTTGCAGCTCGTTCCGCTTCGGCACGTTCTCGAGTCTCGGCATCTACGAGTTCGATCTTCGCACGGTAGTTCTTCTCGAGAATCTCGCGCTGTGCCTTGTCCTCGACGTCAGCCAGCTTCAGGGCCAGCTCCGTCTCCAGCTTCTCTCGCTCTCGCCAGCCGCGTTCCCAGATTGCCTGAGCAGCGTCGCCTTCCTTCTCCATCCTCTTCATCGCCAGCTCGAACTCGAGATCGGAAGTCTCCTGCTGAATGGCGAACGATTGCTTCGCCTCCTTGTCGATCTTCTCGACTTCCTTGCGCCTCTTCTCGGCAACCTTCTCGGCCTCCGCTAGCTCCTTCTGCACCCTGTCGGCAAACTGGCCTTCAGTCTCCGCGCCGAAAGCATTCAGGAGACTTGTGCCGATGGATGATCCGACCCGGTATGCGGCTCCAGCGACAGGGATTGACTTGACGAGATTCTCAAGCGCGGTTCCGAATCCCTTCTCGCCAGCAGTCTCAGCGAAGTCAGCGACTCGATCGAGCAGCTGGAGCGGATTTACGAACGCCTCCAGCTTCTTCGTGATGCTGTTCCTCGACTTGTCGAGATACGAACCGAACTTGCTGTTGTAAGTCTTCGCCGTCGTTTCCGCGACAGCACCAGCCTTTGCCTCGGCTTCGGCCAGATTCCTCTCCATCTCGGAGTAGTCGGCCTTAACAGAGATTGTGATTTCACCACCGTTCATCGTAGGCTCTGCTCCACATATCGACGCGACCACGACACCGAATCATTCGGCTGCTGTCGCTGACTGTCGTATCCCTGTGCGGAGAACCTCAGATGCGCGTCGAACTCCGCGCACGTGAGGTCGAGCGGGTTGCCAAGTCCCGGTGCCGATCTTGCGATCAGATGCGCCTCGGCCAGCCAGTCCCTCGGGCGCGGAGGAGGAACTGGCCGACTCACTTTCCCTGCGGCTTCTCGTCTTCCTCGTCGCTGCCGAACCCAAGGCATCGGAGAGCGAGTTCGGTCAGCTGCTTCGGCTCGAGGTCGTCGCATATGAGCTCCCCGAACTCCGATGCTGCGCAGACTATCCGCATCGCGCCGCGAAGCGTGTAGCAGTCGAGGATCAGCGCGGATGCAACCATCGCGTCCTTCCGCGCCTTCTCCACGACCTTCATGACGTTGGCCTCTCCTGCGATCTCCGCATTGCGCTTTGCAAGCAGCGCGGATTCCTCCGCGAACTCAGCAGTCAGCGCGATGCGCTGGCGCACCGTTAGCGGCCGGATCGTGACGGATCGACCGTCTGACAGCGCGACGTTCCAAGGATGCACGTTCATTAGTGCCTCTTCTTTGCTCTCAGCGCCGCGAGGAAGTCGTCACCGTTCTCGACGAGACTTCGATCGGCGGCGCGTCGAACGGAGTAGCAGTCGAGATCGACCAGCAGAACCTCGCTGGCGTTCATGGCCACGCGAACCGCAGCCTCCTCCTCGATTGTACCCGGACTGACCCGGCGTGAATGTATGCGACCCGACTTCGTGACAAGCGTCACGATCCAATCCTTGTCGCTTGGCCCGAAGAGCGAAACGACCTCTGTGCTGGACGGATTGCTCATCAGGAGATCAGCCACGAAACGACCGGAGCAGCGCCATCGGCGTTCTCGAAGTTGACCGTAACCGAGGTGTCCCCGGTCTTGGCCGAGTTGAACGCGAACGAGGAGAACACGACGTTCGAGGTGATCTTCGCATCGGTCGTTCCAGAACCATCGTAGAGCGTCAGGCTCAGCGCAGGACGTGTCGCAGTCGTGTCCTGAGAAGAGAGGAGGATGAGATTCGTATGCGAAGATGACGTCGATGTGGCCGTCGAGTCAACACCGATCACGCAGTTCAAGGAACCCGTCAGATCGAGCATCCCGAGACGCTTACGCTGCCCGGTGTCTCCGAACGCCGTTAGAGTCGCCACTGGGCGGGAGAGGGTTGCCGCATAGCTCTGGACCTTGAGCAGCGTCTGCGCTCCAGAGTTGATCGTGTACGAGACGTTCCCGTCGTTGCCGATGAGATAGGTGTCGATTGCCATTGTGTTTCCTTATGTGTCGTGAGCGACGACCCGATACCGCTCTGTCATCGTCCAAGAGTCCTCGTTCATTGAGGGCACTCCTCGAGAAAGACGGACAGCCCTCGCTGCATCGAATCCCGTTACCGTGATCGAAGTGGAAAGAGCCGACTCGATGGCGTTCGCAATCGTGTACAGGTCGGCAGACGTCTCGTCCTTGCCGTAGATCGAGAAGTCGATCTGTAGCTCATGCCGGGTCATGCCAGCGAAGAAGTTCGTCGTGCGGATGTCCGCGATGCGATAGACGAGGAGAGGATACCGCGAGTCAGCAGGAGCGCGATCAAGGTAAATGCGATTGTACGTCGCGTCCGTAAGGGCCGTCGTCGCATACAGCCGCGTCTTGATCGCATCAAGTATGGCCTTGCTCATTCCTCCTCCTTGAAGGCATCGCTAATCGACTTCGCCATGATCGACATTGCCTTCTCCTCGATCTTCGACATCGTTGGCGCGACATAAGGACGAGCAGCCATCTTTCGAGTCCCGTACTCGAGGAACACAGCGTAGTCGACGTTCGATCCGAACATGAGGGTCACGGTCGTCCCATCCTGATAGATGTACGCGAATCCCTCTTCGCTGCGCACCGGAACGCCCTCGACGCTCCACGATGCGCGAAGCCTGTTCGTATTGACCGCAGGAGGCATTCCCGGAGAAGAAGCCTGATGGAAACCTCTGGCCCTCAGGTTCCTTCCCTTCTTCTTGCCCTTCCCGATCCTGTATACGCGACCCGTTCCCGGCCTCGAAAGCGTTGCCCTCATGAGCCTCGACGCGGATATCTGGATGGCCGCGAGTCCATCCTTCATGCCCTCGAGCACGATCTGTTCGATCTTGTCGTGCTTGAACTTCGCCTTGCTCATGGTTCGATTTCTGAATCGAGTGGAACGACCTCGACGACGCTGACAACGCTCATGTTCAGGTAGGCATTTCTTCCCGTCACATCGAGTTCAGCAGGGTTGTAGGCTCCGGTGATCCTCCAGCGACGGGCAGGAATGAACTCGGAGTCCCTGAACTCTCCCTCGATCTCGTAGATCACCTTTCCGGGAAAGTAGATCGTCGCCGTGCGGATTCCCTCCTGTCGACCGTTGATGAACGGTTCCGATTCACCGGAAGGCTGAACGAATCCGACCGCCGAGTACGTCTTTCCATACGTTCGGATGACCGTCCCGTCAGTCTGGATCGTATTGAGCGGTGCGTAGTAGTTCAGCGTGATGCCGAACTGACTTACGAGGGAGGAGATGCTCAACGCAGCCTCCGATACGACTCGAGTGCGGATCGAACCTCGTCGTCTAGCTCCGCGACCGACCGCAGCGAGTACGAATACCCACCGAGGGACTCGCTCGAGACACCCGGATCGCGCTGGCGACCACGATAGAGACGGGTCGCCATGCTGACAGCGGCCATCTCGATGTCGTACGGGATAGCCGAGAAGCCACCGTAGTAGTCGATCAGCATTCCCTTGTACCGATGAAGACTCGGGCCGTAGATGACTCCAGTATCGAAGTCCACGGCGTAGTCGGTCAGCCCTTCCGTCGGAGCCTCGAGCAGCAACGTCTGCTGCTTGATGTCCCGTCCCGCCATCTTCCTCAGATACCGAGATGGAACGTTGAGGAGCAGAGATGCGCTGAAACCGGTGATCGTGTTGATGTGCGCAACGATCTCGCTCGTCGTATCGTGATTCGAGAAGTTGACCTGAGTGTGTGTCTCGGTTCCCGTGGACGACACTCGATAGAGCACAATCCAGTTCTCGAGTACCGATACCGTGCATGCGGCATCGGTGGAGATGGTCGAGTCGATCGACAGCACGTTGTCGCCGCCGACTCCAACGAACCGGATATCCGAGATCGGATTGTGCTTGACCGTGATTCGGTCTTGGCCGAACGTGTCCCGCCACTCGTAGTACCGCTGGTTGACGAGGTTCCTTCCACAGTAACGCTGAATCCAAGAGGAAGCGCGGTCGATCGCGTCCTCGAGGACAGCATCGTCAGTCGTGTTGGTGATCCCGAGATTCGCCTTCAGGACGGCCAGAGTCACCAGTGAGTCCGTTGCAATCGCCATGAATGAGATCCTTCTTCCTCTTCTTCGACCGATCCGGCGCTGTGGTCGAATCCACGAAGAGCGGAGCTGGAGGGGTCAGATGCCTCGCGCATCCCTTGTCGATCAGATTCCTTGCGACTGATTCCGTCGCGTTCACGATCGCGCCGGGTCGCAGCTCTCGCCTTCCGACTCCCGGCTCATGGATCGAGCAGTTGCGGAGGATGATCAGAAGGTCATGCACTGCTTCGGCCTCCCGTTGTCGTGATAGTCGGTCAGGTACTGCTGGATCGCCTTCAGATCCTCACCCGGCCAAGTCACGATATTCTGGAGATGCCCGATACGAACTCGCGGACAGAGGCAGATGCGCTTGTTCGCATCCCTCAGACGATTCCAGAAGAAGATGTCGTCGTCGATTCGCCCATCGTTCCATTCACCATCGGCGTTCGGCTTGCCCCAGAAGAGAGGAGATGGAAGGTCGCGGATCGCATCGCATCTGATCAGGGTCAGTCCGAAATGCCCTGTGTTCATGTCGAGCGCGTCCGTGTACAGCCGATCCTCAGAGAAGGACTTCATCAGCCTCCCGGCATCGTCCTTGATCGAGAACAGCGGCATGTCCTTGTCTCGCCCGATCTGAAGTGGGCAGAGTGCTGCGATGTCTGGATTCGTCTCCATCACTTGCCAGAGACGAACGATGTCGTCAGGATCGAAGATCGAGTCGTAATCGACCGTCAGGATGTACTTGATGTTCGGCTTCTTCAAGTACGTCTTCATCAGACGCTCGAGGCACTGTCCCCAGAAGACACCCGTGGCACGACTGACATCGAATCCCAGAGCGGCAGCTGCCTGATGCAGCACGCCCTGAGTATCCGTCCAGCACACCCGTGGGAGACTCATGATCGCGTGAATCTCCTTCATGCGACCCTCCGGGCTCGGACGAAGGTACTTTCGAGCGACGACTGAGATCGTGGTACGAGTCTCGTTCCACGACCATCCATCCGCTCCAGACATGATCTCGAAACCGGAGAGATTGAGGACTCTGCTCAGCTTCTCACGGTTCCAGATCGACTTGATCCCTGACTGATCCGCGTTGGGGATCAGCTGCGACTCGATGTCCTCCGAGCCAGACTCGTACGCTGCGATCACGCCATCGAAGTCTGGGATCCGCAGCCGAAGCGTTCCACCATCCTTCAGCTGACATCCGATGCTTCTCAGGAACGCAACAGCGTCGCCTGTAGCTACTCGAGTCAGGCCATCTCCGATATCCGCGCCGTCCTTCAGTTCGCTCATGCAGCCTCCTGCCTTTCGGCAGCCACATGATAGAGCGGCCGCAGACAAGCCGCGACCGCTCCGGGAGAAAGATGATTTGGTTCAGCCAGCCGCGTACGAGGCTGCGCCGAAGTCGGCTGTAGCCGTCGGTGCGTCGTAGGGATCGAACAGGACAGCCGTGATAGCTCCACGACCGGAGGTCGCATGTTCAACGGTTGCCCTCAGATACCGCTTGCGACCGAGCAGGGAGACATCCCAGACGACCTTCGCCAGCGTCGTGGAGTTCGTTGCGGTCGACAAGGTGTAGTCAACGCCTCGCACGATTCCGGGGATCGCTTCCCAAGTGGAGTTGTCGTCGCTCTGCTCCAGCTTCGTGTTCGTGGTCGGTGCGCCTGTCGAGGCCGAGCACATCTGGATCCGAGCTGCTCGAAATCCTCTCGTGTCGACCGTTCCAGAGATCGTGGTCGCGCTTCCCTCTCCAGCGAGGACTGTCTTGCTTGTCTGATGTGATCGCATGTTTCCTCCGCGAAGCAGGGGCCGGGAGGGAGAACCCCCCCGGCCCCATCAGCCCATTCTCAGCCGTTGACGACGTGCGCGGCACCAATCTCAGCAGCAGTCGTGCGACCGTCAGCAGGATTCGTGAGAGTGCAGACGAGGACTGCGGACGTGAAGACTGAGCCTCCCTGAGCCGTCACCTTCAGGTACCGCTTCTTTCCGCGAAGGTCGACGTTGTAGATGACCTTCGCGTTGTTCGTCAGCGTTGCGGCAGAGGTCGGCGTCCAGTCGGTTCCCGCGGTGAAACCGCTGATTGCCGTGTGACCGGATCCAGCCGTATCGCTGTGCTGAAGCGCATGATTGGTCAGGACGGTGCTCAGGCCGTTCGTCGTGGGAGAAGTTCCCTCGAAGAACGAGATCGACGCGTACGCGAAGCCGAGGGTATCGAACTCCGCGGTGCAGAGCGCAGTCGCTGCAGTCGTGCCGACAGTCGCGGAGACTTGCTTGTAGTTAGCTCGCATGTGTGTGTTCCCTTCTGCTCAGATGGTGACCTTGATCATTGCGCCGTAGGCCGAATCCGAACCGACGTTCGCGCACACGATGTCGACGCGCTGGGTTCCACGAACGACTCGCTCATCCTGCTCGAACGCGTTGAGAGCGGAGTCGGAGAAGGCGATCGAGGTCGTACGACGGTCGCCGAAGTAGCACGCCTGAGACAGGTCGCCGATGTACGCGAGGACATCGTTGTCCGTCGTCGAGTACGGGATGACCTGAGTGAACTCGACCGGGAATCCCATGTACCGAGGAGTCGAGGTGCCGTTGGCGTTCTCGGTGAAGGTCGCACCGCCAGAGCCAGCGAGGATGCGCTCGAACGTCGCGTGGTACTGCGACTTGTTGCAGTAAATCTTCACGTTGTTCCGCTGCGTCGCCCACTGCGGAAGCTTCGCCAGCGCAGCTGCGATCTGCGTGTTCGTGATCGAGCCGTGGGCAACGCCCGTGTCGCTGACCTGATAGGTCGCGTTCGTCAGAGCGTTCTTCAGGCCGACGATGCCACCGTAGGTCGAGGTACCATCGCCGTTGAATCCGGCGTCGTCCTCCTTGAACGCGAACTGGTACGCGATCTCGTTCGCAACGTCAGAGGCGAGGTCGATGACCGAATCCTCGAGGAGTTCGTTCGACACGGTGGTCAGCGCGGTCAGCTTGTGAGCGACGAGCTGCACCTGATCGAATCCCATCGTCGACTCGGTTGCCGCGACAGCCTCTCCGACCCAGTACGCGGTCAGGCCGACGTTCTTGCGCGGGATGCGAAGCGTATCGGAGGCCATCCGGTAAATCTTCGCATTGCGACGGAACACGCCGTACTGCTCACGCAGCACAACCAGCTCGGCAGCCATCTCGTCGGGGACGAGGAAGCCGCCCTGCGAGTTCACGCCCTCGGTGTGGGCCTTGATCTGGATGCCGAAGTTGCGGCAGTTCTCGATCGACTTCTGATGGCCGAGGGTCGCAAGGCACCACGTGCCGAACTTCCAAGCCATCTCCTTCGAGCTGAAGGACTTTCGGCTTGCCGAGTAGACGGGAGCTCGTTCCCACGGCTTGTCGTCGACGTTCGCGGCAACGGAGAGTCCGCGAGGCATCGACTCGAGACGCGAGACGACCTCGCGGCGGATGCTCTTCTGAACCTCCTCCTTCACCATGTCCTCCATCGGCTCCTCCTCCTGATTCGCAGCGGAGATGGTCACATCGAGGTTGTCGGGATCGACCACCATTCCCTCGGGATCGGTGATCAGATACTTCTCGAGGATCAGCTTCTTCTGGACGGCCACGCCATTCGCGCCGTTGATCTTCCCAGCACGCTCGAGAGCGTGCTTGAACTGCTCAGTCGTCATGGTCTTCATCGTGCGTTCCTTCCTTCGCGCATCGTTCGTCGGAATCAAGGTCGTGTTTCAGGCAACACGCCGTAGCAAGACCGAATCGTCAGAGATAGATGCGACCTCGAGCGCGAGCTATTTCGCGTTCGACGGCTTCGGAAATCTTGATCGACCGAGCGGCCTTCGTGGATGAGGCCGCTGGTATGGAAATCGTCACAACCGTGCGCTTCGGAGTCTCGATCCCGAACCACTTCTTTGCGGCAGAAGGAGAGCAGATGCCCTTCTTCACGGCAATGATGAGGGCATCAGGGTTAGCCTGAAGCGGAGCTAGGCTGACTTCGAGCAGCTTCCAGCGGGAGTAGATCGTCCTAACGGCATCTCCGTACCGCTTGCGATCCACGTCGGTCGCCTTCCGAATGCCATTCGGCTCAGGTACGTAGCCGACGGAAACGGAGCGCACGATTCCCTGCCCGACGAGAGACGCCGCGACCTCAGGAAAAAACTCACCGGAGTATCCATCAGGTCGCTTGGCGAACACGAACTCTCCAACGATGTCCTTGTCCCTGCGCTTCAACTCGACCGTCGTTCCGACGGGCTCCGAGTAGTCGTGATTCCAGAACAGCGTGGGGTTCTGCTCGAACTCCTTAGAGTTCATTCCGCTCGGGATCAGAACCTCGCCATCGCGGTCGAGAGTCTCTGCGGTGATGACCGCCGTGAATCCCTTCGCGGTTCCGGTCATCTCGGCCTTCAGTGCCTTGCGCTTCATGTCTTCCATTCAGTCCTCCATGATCCTTTGATTCATCTTCTCAGCCTCCTCGACCATCTCCGGGTTCTCCTCGAGCGTCTTGGCCTCGAGAGCATCCAGTTCAGCCTGTAGCTCCTCCTCGGCCTCCCTCAAGATGTCCTCGAGTTCGCCATCAAGTGCTGGCTGGAGGGAGCATCGGCAGTTCGGATGGAGTGGAGGCCCGTCAATCGCCTCGTAGTCGGCCACCATCGACTTGCCGTCTGCGCCAGCGATCTCCTCGCCCTGCGCGTAGAAGGCTGAATCGAGGTCGATCGCCTTCGTGGAGAACTGATCCGACGCTGCCTGACAGAACTCGCATGGGTCGGGTGCCAGCAACCATGTCTTTCCGACGACCACGCCGGATGCCTTCCACGCAGCGACCTCTGCCCTTCGACTCGCCCTCTGAGACTCCGTGCGGGCGATCATCGTCGCCCTGCGCTTTGTCGCCCGTTCTCCGTCGCCGTCCTTACGAGCCCACTCCTTGACCCTCTCCGTAATCTCAGGGATCGTCTCTCCGTTCGCAAGACCATCTCCGATGACGGCAGAGAACTTGACAGCCGTATATCCATTCACGGATTCAGCAGACCTGTCCGCGAGGCGAATCGACTCCGATCTTGCATACGCACGAAGATCATCGGCCTTCCGATCGAAGTTGGCAGGAAGTGCATCCAGCTTCTTCAGCGTCTGAGTCCCGAGAGCGATCCCAGCGGCAAGCGAGTCCTCGAGATATGGACGCAACGCCTCGACGAGATCCTTCCTCCATCGCTTGGCCTTGAGCAGCACCTCGATCTCTGACGCAAGTTCTGGAGTCGGTACATCGGCGGCAGCGATCTTCTCAAGCACCTTCTTGACTTGCCTATCGAAGACAGCCGCGACCTTCTTGCCTAGCTCCTCCTCGCGCTCGGTGATCTTGTCGAACTCTCGGAGAGCATCCTTGCCAAGATCCTTCGCCATGATCCCGTCGAAGAACTGCTCCTGATCCTCGAGATGCTTCGTCCACAGTTCAGCCACGCTAAATGACTTCGATTCGCTTCTCTTCGGATGATCCTTCGGAAGAAGATCGTTGTCGGTCACGTAGTCGGAATCCTCCGGTCGACCGTTGCGAACGAGGAACAGGAAAGCGTTGACGCGTCCCATCGCCCACTGCTCACGACCCATTCCGGGTCGGTGGGATGTGGAGAACGCACCAGCGCCGCGCCTCCACACGGCCTTCAACATCCCGAGATCGACCTTCTTCCCAGCCTCATCTCCATACTTGTCGTTGTGTTCCTCGACCTTGTTCTTCAGGGATTCGACAGTTGCATCGCTCATCTCGATGCCGCCGCGAGAACCAGACGCAGAACCTTCCCTGTTTCGATCGCTCCCGTGAATCCTCTCGGATGGAGCTGCTGGTGCCTTGACCTCGCATGCGCAGCATTCGCACGACTTCTTCTTGCGCTCGGAGTTGCGTTCACGCTCCCTGTCGAACTCCTCCACCTTTCGACGCGCCCACGCCCAGCCGTCGTCGCCTCCCCATCCGTACCATGCTTGCCATCCTCGACCCTGCTCATCCCAAGTCGATCCCTGCTTGTCGACCTCGTGACGCTCGAAGTAGCTCAGCATGCGCCGAATCGTGTCCTCTGAGAGTTCGACGCGATTCGCAAGATCACGCGCCCGTGCGATGCCGACAGCGGTCATACCGCGCTGCGACTCAGGCTTCCGCGCACGAACCTCGAGCGCACGACGGGCGTTGTCCGCGACTCCCTGCGGAGGTCGCGTGTCGATGTCACCAAGCGCCTTCACGTCGGCATCGTCGAACGCCTTCGACGCGATGCCGAGAGACGTCGCCGCCTCCTCGATCGACTTTCCTTCTCGGCACATCGAGTAGGCGATTGCGACCGCTTGATCCTGAGGATATCCCTCCTCGATCAACTTCGGAATCTTCTCGGATACGCAGTCAGACAGCGCATCCTTCTCGAAGGAATCCGGCATTGGCTCGAACGTAAGCGCCGCATTCTGCTGTCCCATCGCCGCGCCGAGAGGAGCAGCAGGAGGCATCGAAGCACCGAGAGGCTGACCGTTCACAAGAAGCGCGTCGGCCATCGGATCAGCGACAGCCTCGAGTCCTTCCCGCATACGAGCCTCGTTCGCGGTCATGATTCCGCCAGCAACCATCGCCCGTGTCTTCTCAAACGCAAACCGCTCGTCCTCTGCAACGGGATTGTCGTAGGCGAGGAACGCATCGCCCTCGATGCCGAACAGCGGAAGGAGGTTCTGATTGAGAGTCTCCTCGTCCATGCGCAGAAGCGGCAGGATCGTCGTCTGCTTCCACGACGCGAAACCGACCGTCGCGCTGGCGAGGTTCGGATCGTTCGCCTTCAACATACTGACCGGAACGCCGAACACCGCAGCGATCTCCTCGACGATCTGCTCACGACCGGCGAGATCCTTCGGCGGGAACGAGAGCGGCTTGAGGTCGATGTCCGCAGTCGTGGTGAGGAAGCGGCCTGTGCGCTTCGAGCCACGCAGTTTCTCGTCGATCGACACCTCGAGACGCTCCAGCTCGTCCGGGTGCGCATTGGACTTCACGACGAGCAGATAGTCAGGTCGCGCCTTGTTTGCGAAGAAGGCGACATCCATCTCATGAATCGCCTCGTTCGCGGTCGCAGCTCCCCACGCCGCTTCGACCTTTCCGATTCCGTAGTACAGGTCGCTTGGATTCGGACGACGGAAGTGGATCACTTCGTCAGGCGAGTAGCGGTTCTCCCGCTTCTGCTCCTCGGTCGCGCCGTACCGATATTCCTTGACGAACGGCTCTCCCTGCTGACCCGGAACGATCTCGACGTACTGGCTCGGCATCGGCCAGAGTTCGACAGGCACCTTCGTGGCATCGTCGAGAACCGGATGCATGTAGGCGTTGCCCGTGAGTTCGCCGTACAGGACTCGAAGCACCGTCGCATCGAATCCATTCATGTATGGATTGACCTTCGAGAGCAATGTCAGGATCGGGTGCGCATCCTCGACGACCTCGTAGTCGTCTCCGTACTCAGCGGCCTTCGTCATCGCATACCGACTTGGCATCTGCTCGAGGCAACCGGAAAGATATGCCTTGGTTCGATGAGCGGCCTTGCGAGTCCTCCAGAGCTTCGTGCCTGCGCTGCGATTCTTCACGTACAAGCGGAGAGGCTGCGATGCGACTCCGACAGCGTTGAGATTCGCCGCCGCGTAGATCCACGACCTGTACGCGGCGACAGCGGCACGGTTGTCGAATGGAGATCGCTTTGCAGGTTCTCCGCGAAGGACAGTCATCGACGACTGCTGGTACTTCTCCGACGAGAACGCTGCCTTGATCCGTGCGAGTAGGTTCATTCAGATGACCTTGACGATGAGTGGACGGCGGGAACGACGAGCGAGAACCGCAAGCGCGAGAGCGCATACACCGTCGTCGTGGCCGACGGTCGCCTCGTATGAAACATTCCTTCCTGTGTATCGGAAGCCAAACGCCTCGAGTTCAGCCCGAAGCCATCCATCGGGAAATCGGATCTCGTTGGTCGAAATGGCGATCTGAAGTCCTTCCATCAACTGCTGCTTCGATTGAGAAGTGAACTTGAACCCCTCGACTCGACGACAGACCTTCCTGAGATCCTCGACGATAGGGTCGCCGACACCCGTAGAGTCGATCTGCGCTGGTGCCGATCCGATCATTCGTGCGAGTCTCTCCCTCGTCACATTCCAAGGAGACTGCCAACGCTCGAGTCGACATACCCTTCCCTCTGCGTCGAGCGCAAGAGCTACAGTCCAATCCTGAGACTTTGCAAGGTCGACTCCCCAGCATTCTGGATCAGAGGATGAGAGAGGAGCGGTACACGCCCTGATCGCATCCAGACCGAACGGGCAGCCTCCATCCTCAGCCGGGATGCCTTCGATCTCCTGATCAGCAACAGCCTTCGGGAGACTTCTCCTCATCTCCTCGACCTCAGAAGGATCGAGATATGGATTCGATCCAGACCCGAGCCTGAACGCGGCCCAAGTCCCGGTCGTATCTCCCTGAGCCTCGAGGAACAACCGATGGAAGTCTCCTGTTCCCTTCGGGGTTCCTCCAAAGATCGCACGGCCTCGACGGTCGGCCAGCGTCGGCCTGATAGCAGCCCTCCAGATGTCAAGGAGGCCTGTCACGAATCCAGCCTCATCCACGGTCACAAGGTCGTAGAAACGACCACGGCCAGCGTCGGCATCCTCGAGAGTCCAGAAGTCAATCGACCCTCCCGTGGTCAGTTGCATCCGCTTCTCGACGCGATCGTACCGATCCATGATCGGCGCAAGTGCCGCCTCGAGGTCGCGTCCGGGTTCCGCGAGGTACTTGTAGCTAGGCGCGAACCACGCGCACTTGCCTCCACGAATCGCCGTGTCGAGGATGCTGAACTCTTGAAACCTAGTCTTGCCCCAACGACGTCCGATTTGGAGCACGTTGAAACGTCGCAGCGCGTTGAAGACGGTCAGCTGCGACGGATGCAGGATGGACTTGGCCGTTGGGAATCTGATCCTCAAGCTGAATCCGCGAGACGAGGTTTCGGAAGATCGAACGGCTCGATCGTCACGATCTCCTCGCGCCTCGTTTCGTCGATGCGATCCTTCTGACCAAGGAACTGCTTGCCGAGCCAGATCAGCATCGGCACGGAACCCTCCTTCGCCTTCTCGTACTGCCATCGCCTCAGCGAAGTCTTCATCTCGTCGTGACCTCTGGCAACGATGTCCTTACAACGCCTTCGCAGGGTCGCATTCGAGATCCCGGTCACCGTGGCGATCTCGTCGTACGTGCATCCGATCCGGGCAAGTGCCTGAACGAGACGCTCGTCGATCGGAACCTTACTTCGTCCCATCGTTCACCTTGCGATGCCTTTCGGAGATGATCTTCGGCGCGAGGTTGTGCCAGTTGATCGAGTGATGAAGCCGCGCATAGCTGTCCTCGAGAACGCTGACCTTGACGGCTGATGGAACCATCATCACCGTGTAGAAGGACTTCACATACGTGCCGAGGTCGAGGTACATCTCCGTGAGGCCACCGGACTTCTGCTGAGTCTCCTGCTGGCAGATGTGCGTTCGCATGATGGTGAAGAAGAGGTCGCCTCGCTGGGTCAGCGTGCAGTAGGTGTTCACATCGTCGTTCATTCGACCCACGAACTGGAACGGACGGTCGACGCTGCACACGAACGTGTTCATCGCCTTCCGCATCAGACCGCAATATCGCTTCTTCCCTCCGATGTGATCGCCTCCCTGACTCAGGCACACGGAGAGCGCACCGCTCGTCTCGAGGAAGTCGACCATCGCGGAGAAGAGCTCGTCGGCGTTCCGGCAGTTGAACGACCCGTATTCCATTCCCTTGCCGTAACGAGTCATGATCGAGTTGTAGTCGTCATCCAGCTCGATGAAGTACTTGTACCCGAGCTGGCGAACGATCTCGTGACATCGGTTCCTCGCGAAGATGACGGAGTTGCGCTTGCGCTTGTAGTTGTCTCCGAGATCGAACGTTCCGTCCATCTCCGACTTCTTGAACTGGACGACCTCGTTTCCGAACCTCTTCCTGTACTCGTCTGCCGTCTTGTCCTCGTCGTCGATGACAACAAAGATCGGACCGGTGTAGTTCGACCTCTTGAGCAGCCCGTACGTCTTCACGTTGTCAGGTCGGCCATGACTCAGGATCAATGCGCAGAAGTCGTCACGCATCCTCGCCGTCCTTGTCAACCAGCGCCTCGATCTTCTCGTTCAACCGCACGAACCCGAGTTCGACTGCGCGATTGAAGTCGATGATGACCAGCGCCGAGTCCTCGAACAGTCTCTGAATATTCGGATCCGAGTGTGCATAGTATTCAGCGATACGTGCATAGTTGAAGACGATGTGCCTCGTCGCAGCCATTCGGAGGAACAAGGATAGCTCCTCAGGCAGTCCAGCCTTCTCGATGGCCTCGATCAGAAGATCATGCTTCTGACGATCGCACAGCTCTTGGATCCTCGGGCATTCTCCCGTGATCTCGTAGACGGGCGATGTGACCTTCGTGCTGTACTGAGTCTCAATCTCACCGCCGGACGTGATCCGATCAAGTTCGTCAGCGTCGAAGCCAGTTGACCTCGCTAGCTCCCGATCCTCCTCCTCGAGCGCGGAGAGCGTCTGCGCGAGTATGTCCTCGTCCCATTCCGCCAGTTCCGCGGTTCTGTTGTCCGCGATCGCGTATGCAGTCGCCTCCGAGCCAGAGAGAGGAGAACGGACCACGGCGATCTTCTTCCAACCGAGCGCCTTCGCTGCCGCAAGTGTCCCGTTCCCAGCGCGGACGACTCCATTCGCGTCCACGACGATCGGCTTCTGTTGCCCGAATCGCCTGAGCGATGACTTGATCGCATCGAGGTTCTTCTCCCCATGCTTCCGGGCATTCGCCGGATCGAACGATACGCTCTCGATATCGACTTCCTCTGTCCTCATTGCTCGTCCCTCCCGATCAGGGACAACAGCCTCGACTCTGTTGCCCTCCTCAGTTCCGACGCGATGTTGCTGGCGAAGTTCAGATCGACCTCGAGAGGATCGACCCACCAATCCTCGACCGGAACGAGCTGGAATCCGTTGTCACCAACGGCAAGCATCAGCACGTTGTCGCACACGCAGACATATCCGTGTCCCTCGAGGATGTCGGTTATCTGCTTCTTCCGTTCCCATCCGAAGGTTCGATACGCGTCGTGCTCTACGCACATCGACGTGAATCGCACTCGGTCGAACGGGATGCGTGCCATGAACTCGACGGCCAGTTCCGGCGGCTCGAGGTCGAGGGAAAGGAAGTCGATGCGGCCAGACTTCGCGCACAATCTTTCGATGCCTTCGATCACTCCTGCATCGAACGCGTCGTGATAGAGACTTGCCGATCGCGTCGACCACTTGCCGATGAGCTCTGGATCCTTCTCCGCTGCGATGCCGAGCCATCCGCACTTCTTCTCGAGCAGGAACGTGTTCGATCCGATGACCGGATCGCCAGCGCCGATGTCCACGAACGTCCCGAACGACTTGCGTCTGTTTACGAGGAACGCGAACAAGTCCTGAGCGGCCTGAGCGAACGAGGTTTCTTTCTCCAAGGTTGCCTCCTTAGCAGGAAAGTATCTCGTCCCTCCTCTGCTGAGTCAAGATGGCCACGGAGACGAGGTAATCCATCCCTGCGACAGTCACGGGATCCGCCGTGTCGACCTCCTGAGCAGCCTGAGCGAAGGAAAGGAGCCGCCAGACTGCGGAGTCGTGGACTGAATAGGATCGCACTAGCTCCAGCTCGGCTTCCGTGAAGCGCTTCAAAAACTCGTACGAGGTGAATCGCGGAGGAAGGAAAGTCCATCCGTCAAACTTTGAGCCGATCCGAGCGGTTCCATCATCCCTGACGAATCCGTGCGGCCTCTCCTCTGCCTCAAGCAGTTCCACAACCATCCACGCAGAGTTCAGCCTCGCCCACTTCATCGCGTCACCTCCTGCCGGAAGTCGATGTAGTCGATGTACATCACTCGGCTTGTAGTTCCGGTTGCCTTGAGGATCATCGCGTTCATTCCACCGTATACCGTTGTTCCGCTCTGGAGCGCGAGATCGACTGTCACGCATGGCGTTCCGTTGATGACGTAGACAGTCTTCGTCGCGTCTGCGTTGATGAATGCCTCGAGCGTGTACCACGTCGATGCCGCAACCGTAATGCCGAGATCGGTCTGCGTCGGCGTTCCCGTGTTGTCGACGGTGTAGGCTTGCCACCTGCCAGAGTTGATGTTGTCGCGGTAGCGAAAGTGAACTCCTGATCCGTCCGTAATAGCCGTCGTGACATTGCCGATGCCGACCTTGATTCCGTATCGGTTCGTTGCGTCGGAGAGACTTGCTGGCGTGCGGATGATCGCGGTGAACGAGAGACGACCAAATCCGGGGACGATTTGATCTGAGACGGGAGAGATGATGTTCGCACGTCCGGTCGTGTTCGTCCCGGTGTCGAGCGACGCGATCCCGTAGCGGTTCGACTGCACGCCGAGCGTACCGAGGACAGTTGCGAACGTGACCGCAGCTCCCGTCGTTCCACTGGTAGCAGTCGTGAACGGGTCGGCCATCGCTAGTTCGGACGCCTGAAGGATCGCTTGGCGCGGATTGAGCAGATCGACGGGATCTGGAATGATTCGGTTCATTGCTTGCCTCTTGCCCTGTCGAATCCGTTCTCCCTCTCAAACTGTTCGAGTGCGACAGGATGAACTCGCCGATCCCTCGAGCCGGGCAGCCGGATGCCGATGAGCCTCCCGCTGTCAATCCATTTGGTGACCGTCCTCTGGGCGACCCCGAGCCTCCGGGCAATCTGTCCGGTCGTGAACCACCGCACCTCGAGTCCTCCCTCGTCCCTGAGGAGCTGAACCCGGCTTCTTGCCCTACTCATCGACGTAAGACGGCGGGACGATGTACAGCCCCTCCGTCAGCTCCACGGCGTTCGCGCCCCTGACCCACTCTCCACCCTCCAGAACGTAGACATGCGCTCTAATCGGCTGTGCCAGCCTGATCGGGCTGCTTTCCGGTACCAGAACGACCCTTGGGCCGCATCCGCTCCCGAATCCGGTTGCCAGCACGGCGAAGAAGGTCGGAATCATCCGTCGCATCGGTTGCCTTCCCTGAGTCCTCTGCCCTCTTCGCCAGCCACTCCACGAGAGCGACCGCGATTGCGGCAATGATCCTCTCAAGCATCCTCACCCTCGAGGCTCCTGACCCGGCGTTCGAGTCTCTCGATCTCCTCCGCTGCCTCCTGTAGCTCCCGGCGCACGTCGTCCCAGAGAGAGAAGAGCGGAGCGTACGAGAGGACTCTCAGCCGTTCGGAACGCGACTGAGCCTCCGCGATCCTCCTCCGGTAGTCGATAGCAGTCTCGAGGGCCGCTTCGAGGCTCGTCATCTGATTCCTTCCTGCTGGCTCGACACCTTTGCGTCACGCGCAAGGACGAGTCCGATCCCTGCCATGACTGCGGCAGCGACCGCGCCCCAATCCGCGTAGGTCGCCGGGTCTCCATCCAGCTCAGACTTCAGTGCGCCAGCAACGGCAACAACGATGGCGAGGATTCCGGTGACAGTCGTACGCCAAGATGCCTTCGAGATGGGATTCATTTCAACTCCTTAGTTGATCTTGCTCTCGATCGAGGATAGTCGTCGCTGGATGTCCTCGAGCGTTCGCGTATGGGTTGCATCTGATACAGCAGCAGATGCCTGAGCTCTCGCTAGGTCGTTGACCGCGATAGCGAGTTTGTCGATGTCGGTACGGGCCTCGAGTATCTCGGTCGATTTCTGCCCAGCGTAGTAGATCAGTGCGCAGAAACCAATGACCATGGTGGCGATCTGCCCGACTCCGATCGCCGTGGAGAGTCCTTGCTTGCTTTCACTCGGCATGGGGTATCTATCGGATCGGGAGGCGTTCTGATCTCGCCCGGTCGCTTTTTACTGTGCGCTCAAAACGAAACCACGCCCGGACGAGCCGACGTAGGCGACTCAAGTCTCGAGCGTGATTCCTGCCGAGAGAGGCGGCTCGGCGAATGCAGCGTACAAAAAAACACCCCGCCCGGAACATCCGAGCGGAGCGCATGGGGAAAAGATCAAGATGAGAGGCATCCGGCGATGCCGAACGCGATGAATAGCATGACGATCAGCCAGAGGAGAAACAGCCCAACGATCTCCTTCAGGCTCGGCAAGATCGCGTCCTGCCTATCCGAGTGCATGTCGTCGAGTCCATCGTTCATTCTGTCCTCCTCAGCGTGATCTCGACTCGAGGATTGGCCCGATCCACCGCCAGACGAACAGGAAGATACGTCAGTTCGGAGTCGTCCTCAACGACACCTGCCGAAGCTATCCCGTCGAATGCAGACTTGAGGGAAGCGAGGAGGTTGTCCCGATCCCTTCGTCTGCTGTCCTTGAAGAAGAAGGAGGCGAGGACTTCAGCGGACTTCCACCTGACCGGGAAACGCTGGGCGACATGGAAGGCGGTCGCCCGATACTGCTTCACGGCCCTTGCCTTTGCTTGCCAGCAGACTCTTGAGTTCGGACTCAGGATCGGCATGGGGAGAGGCATCGTTACCACGATCTCCATTCCCTCAGTCGTCCGATAGGCAGCGGAACGCACCTGAGACATCTGTCTCGCGCCTCGCCGCGATGACCTTGACGAGCGACCCGGTTCCTTCTCTCCACGATCTCCAAGCGTGGACTTCCCTTCGCAGGATGTTCCCTTCGGAGATCGCGGTCTGAAGTCGCTTTCTGAGTTTGGCGTTTGCAACGATCAGTCCTTCCCTGTCTTCGCTCGAGTCGTCCATCGAACCTCCGATCATTGATCGGAAGGTTCATCGGTCAGAAGTCTTCATCAGACGCTCCAGCCCCCAGTTCTTGAACGCCGTCTTTCTGGCTTCCTCGTCGTGATAGGTCAACTCGATCCACATGGCCCTGAGCGAATCACGTTCCGCCTCGAGCTGGTGGATGATTCGGCACATCTCTCCGACATGGTATCGCAGCGATCTCAAGTCCTCGATGGTCGCAGTCATCGACTCCTCATAGTCTCCCGGCGACTCCCTCACGAAATCCTCGATGTCTCGAAGATACTTGTAGACCCACTTCAGTTCACTCGATTTGTCTTCGTACCGTCCCATTGTGTTGCCTCTTCGTTTGAGTTCTTACGGCTTCCGTCTCCATACACGGATCAATCTGGCGTGCGTGGATACGCGGCTTGACTGTCGCATAGCTCCCGTCCACTCGAGCAGTGGAGATCGAAACACTCCTCCAGCGGCGTTGCCTAACGCTTCGTATGCGAGTCCTCTGCGCTGCATTTCCGCAGCAACGTCGTCGCTAGTCACCTCTTGTCCGAACAAGGTCAGTTCGAGAGCAATGACCTGCGCTTGAGCTAGCAGACACCCTCGAGCCGCACTCGCACGGTCGATGCCTTCGTCGCGTTGTCTCTGTGCCTCGACCAAATCAAAGAGTGTCATTGCTTCTCCCTCTCTCGATCATCGGTCGCTCGGTTGAGCAGATAGACGATCTCCTCGGCGACATCCTGCTCGAACTGGTGCGGGAATGGGAAGTGCGTCCGGTTCTTTCCGGGGTCGCAGTCCTCCTCGACGAAAACACCGTCGTCTCGCATCGGATTTGGTGTGATCTTCCATCGCGCACCAGATGAGTAGAGATCGCGGCAGCATGACCTTGCGTACGCTCGCTTGTACGTCCCGAGTCTGGCCTCGGCGCACAAGGCGCGATGCTTCCAGTCAATGCCGTCTCCGTTCTCGCGCATTGCGTCGCGGCGTTCCGCTCGGTCGCGCCAGAAGGTGTTGTGCGCGTCCTTCCACTTCTGGAGTTCGTCGCGCTCGGAGCGGAGTCTCTCGATCTCAACGGCGGCTCGCTCGAAGACAGTCCCTTCCACCTGCTCGATCGCTGCTCTGACTTTGAGTTCTTCTGCGATGTCATCCGGCATCGTGTATCGCTTGCCGCCGCAATGCGGCATCGGGAAACCGTCGCGGATGAACGCCTTGCGGCGCTCCCATTCCGATTTGCATTCGTCGCTCATCGCTTTCTCCCTTCGAAGCAGTTCCAACCTTCCTCATCAGCGATCTGCCAAGCAAGCAGGATGATGGTTGTCTCGGTCCGCTGCGGGCTGTTGGGGTGCTCAATATCCCATCGAATGACAGCTCTCGCCATACACCAACCTCGTCTCGCCTCGTCGCGCTCCTCGCGCAACTGTCCGGCATCTCCGGATAGTTCGCGCAGTCGTTCGATTTCGTCGGCGGCTTCGGCGAACATCTTCCGCATGAAATAGCCGCCGTCGCAATCGCGCAGCCGCGCCACGATGTCATCGGTCATCTTTCGACCTCCTCCTGAAGTCCTTCACGATTCGACGTGATGCGTCGTCGTGTCCGGTCTGGTACTCGCAGCATCTCGCGCATTGACAGTCGAAGTAGTACGGAGGAATCCGATACCGACGCGATCCGCGTCCTTTCATCCGATCCTCGTATCCGAGAAGGTAGTCGCCACCGACGACGTACTTTCCTTGATGAGTAGGAGGACAATCTCGCTCGATCGAGCGCGGCATGATCGGATCAGGAGATCCGGTGAATAGCCATCGGAGATAGCGGATCACTCCTGCCTCCGTTTCGAGACGATCTCTCGCTTCGTCCAATCCTCGATCATGCGCTGGATGCGGCTGAGTCTCCATTCGCACATCACCAGAGCGATGAAGATGCCGACGAAGATCAGGAACACGATGCAGCCGAACAGCTCCATGAATGCGCCTCCGATCATGGCTCTTCTCCCTCCTCGGCGTTGTCTTCCTCGCGCCGCTTCTTCTCGTCGAGTGCCTCCATCTCCGCTTCCCATTCCCGCATGCCGACATCATCCTCGTCGAGGATCGGATATCCCTCCAGTTCGGATGCGATCCTGTCCGCGATCCGAAGTGCGTCGTAGGCATCCTCCCTGATCGCAAGCCACTCGACCCAGCCGACGAGGAAGTGATTCTCGCGCACGACGACGACTGCCTCCCCGTCATCGCTCTCGCCTCCCAGCTCCTTGAGCTGTACATCCCAGTTCGATGCGTCGATGTGATCCGAGTCCCTTGTTCTCGAACATGGCGCGGCGTAGTAGTTCTCCCAAGTCGCGCCGTAGTAGTGCTGGGGACGAGTCCACTTCTCGAGGAGCTTCGGGACGTATGACCGCTGCTCCGTTCCGTCGGTGTGTTCGATGTTCATTGCTGAGTCTCCTTTGAGCGAGATATCCGTATCTCGCGCTTGAATGCCAGTACGAGCGACACCCGAACATCCCTCGGGACGTGCCGTACCTCGATGAATCCGATCTCCTCCCCGTCTCTGGAGAGGTTGATGATGTCTCCCTCGCGCACGTTGCGCGAGACATATCCGAGAGACGGATCACGCTGTTGCTTCGTATCCATTGTTGTGTGCCTCCTCCGGTCCTCCCTCGAGGCCGGGAGGGTGGAGACCCTCCTCAGCCTCGTCCGGGGAGACAGGCGCGTCATGCGCTTCCGGCTCGACCATTCTAGCATGGTCGATCGACTTCTTCATGAAGAGGAGCGCGGCCAGCTCGTATTCGTTGTCCGGCCTGATCCTCTGGAGGAGGAGAGAGAAGCCGTTGCGCACTTTCTTGCTGAAGTACGGGCGCGTCAGCTGTCCCTTCCATCGCGTCGTTCCTGTGTGACGGTTGTTCATTTGATTGCGAGGCGGTTGCCACGCTCCATGAGTGATGCGAACGGGAGGACTTCCCCTGACTCGAGCCTCTCGCGGATCGCGTCCTTGTTTGCCGTGACCACCGTCTCGCGCTTCACGGCCCACACGGGCAGCTCGTCGAGTCCGCACCTGATGTCGAGAGGCCGCTTGCCCCCGTTCTTCGCGATCGACACGCGGAACCGTGGTGTCTGGAGAGGAGGAATGCCGCGACTCTCCATGACCTGAAGCAGACGTTCACGGAGGGACTTCGCTGCCTTGCGGTCGAGATCGGAGAGGACTTGCAGCCGTTCCGCCTCCGTCTGCCGAGCCTCTGCCCGTGCCTCCATCTCCGTGATGAGTCCGACGTAGCGATCGACCTTCCCGATCAGGTCGCTCGATAGCTCTCGCTCCCATTCCTCGAACGCGGCTGTTGCCGCTGGGTCGGAGATGTCTCCTGCGTTCTCGAGGAGGATCGACTCGAGCGCGGCAAGGTCGGCTGAGATTTCGTAGAGCGTTCTGGTCATTCTGCGCTCCCTTTGTGCGCGTCGAACTGCTGGACGCCGACCTTGTGCATGGCCTCGGCAGCGTCGCAGAGAGCGCGGAGTCGCTGGACCGAGATGATCCAGATGTTCTCGCTCGATCCGAGTTCCTCGCCGACCTTGTGCGCGAGGAAGGTCACGGTCGGCTCGTCCTCGCTTCCGAGGGAAAGCCCCTCGATCCATGCGATCAGGTCGACAGCCTCCG